TGTGAAGTTTGCTGTTTTAACTGATTGCCAATCTGTGCCTGCAACAATACTGCCACTTGCACCTAAATTAATTGATGTTCCATTAATTGTAATATTTGAGTTTGCTAATTTAGCATTAGCAATTGAACCTGCTAATCTATCGTTTGCTATGGTACCTGGCGCAATCTTATCACTAGTGATTGTTCCCGGCGCTATATCAGCTGCCGACAATTCAGCGTCTTTAATACCTTTTGAACCTACTTTACTTATTGGCATAGTTTTCCTCTAATTCTTTCTTATATTTATACATCTTCATCTCTTGTTTTATCATAATTCTTACCATCTGCAAAAGTTGTTATGGTTGTTGTAAATCCGAAGTCATCATCTGCGTCAGCACTTGTTGGATTAGGTACAACCACTATTCTTTCTTCTCTACTAGCAGCCGGTAAATCAGTATGTAAATCAGACTGAGATTCCTTGATTACTTTTTGTGTAGAAGCAGGACCATACAGATATGTCTTTGCTGTAAAGTTTAATGTATAGATAACTGCTCTTCTTGTTGTAAAATCTCCTGAATAACTATCTTCGTAATTAATATTATTTAGTACAATAGGAATATCTCTTTTTATGCCCATTTCTGGAATAACATTAACAGTTACAGTATAATCAGGTTGAAAATACGGTAATATTTGTTCTATAATTTGTAAACCACCTTCGGCAGTTGCTGTCAAACAAAATAAATTATATGATATATTATATGGCACAGGCATATAGTTGTAATTCATAACCTTGCCGTCTGCACCAGTTTTAACTGATTTAAATTTTTGTACTTTAGTTAGTTTTCTACTACCATCATATGCAATATCAGAAATCTCAAAACCCATTCTAGGTAATGTGATTGCCATTTCTCTATCATCTAAATTAGGCTGTTGGTCTAATCTAACCAAAAACTTTTCTTTAGGAGCATATGCCAAAGGGACCCTAATTGATTGTACAACTGTACCAGCACTATCTTTTCTTTTTATTTGTATGTTATTAAAAATCTGACCAAATGCAACGGTCATCTTTCTCATACTTTCGTTATAAAAATATCCAAACATTAATTGTCTACCTCACCAAATGGGTTTCTTTCTGTAAAGTCAAGTATATCATCTGAGGTATCTGCTGTATTGAAACCTGCTTGTGCGTCTAAATCTAAATTATCTGCATAAGTAGATTGTGTTTGTAAAGCATAATCTTCATTGATAAAGTAATTTGCTTCACCACTCACACTATCGTTTTCTAATTGTAAAGAACCTGAACCATCTTCAAGTGTAACTTGATGTGATAACATATCAAGTGAGTATTGGTCTTCAGCACTATCAATATCTGTAACGCCAGTATCTAATCTTTCTGAACTGTACTCCCATGTTCTTGCTCTTAGTTTGTAAACTGGTAAATTTCCTAATTGAAAGAATGGCTCTTGGTCTTCTACAAAACTAATTTCAAAAAACTTATTCATCAATGGGTAATAAATTATATCACCCTCATTAGGTCTACCCTCTTTAATCATTGTGTGGTAACTATCCACAGCATCCATCCATCTTCGTTTAGATAACATAAAAGTTGTTTCTTCTCTTATTTCTAAACCAAACTTACTAATTAATTCTTGTTCGCCAGCTAAACCCTCTGTAGTTTCTACATACATTTCTATTAGATAAGAGTCATCAAATTTAGATAGACTATCTTCACCTAATATTAGGTCTTGGTTGACTAGCGTTCTTGGTAAATAATAAACATCATGGCCGAATATCTTTAGGCCTTCTATGATTAGGTCTTCGTGGAGTTTTGCTTCGTTTTTATTCCCAATACCGTTTCCGTTTTGAAAAAAGTGATTAACGGCCATGGCATTATCCTATCATCATTGCTGGATTTAATTCGAATGTACTTCTAATATCGTTTTCTAATTTTTCTATCTCTTGTAGAGCTTCTGAAAATATTTGTTGACCATTTAATGTAACACCACCAACCATAGCGACACCATTAAATTTTGATAAGTTTGCACCCCATTGCTTTTTAAATAAAGCAGTTGTATATCTTTTTAAGTAAATATCATTATACACATCTGTATAAGTATCCGGGTCTAATTTTCTGTAACACTCAATTACAATCCATTCGTCTGTTGCTAAATCGTTTGTCCAATCCATATCAATATATAATCTATTATCATGTTGATTGAATCTGATTGGTTTTTCACCTACTAATACATGGTCTAAGAAATCTAAGTGTCTTAAAACAACATCATAGTTAATAATAGATGTTGAAGAAAAATCATAAAGGTCATTTAATCTCATTTGGTATCTTACATCAAATAAGTTTAGATTACCTTTGTTTGAAAATGGAAAAATATTGATAACTGAAATAACTGATTCTGGAACTACCAAAAAGTTATTGTCTTCGTACCATGTTGTTGATACTGAATTCTTTGTTGCTGTTTCTGAATTAGGATTAATAGCAGCTAAACGAGTTTTTTCTGAAGAAGTCAACTTATATTTTAAATATGTTCTTCTTATAGAGTCGTAATGAAACTGAGCAAAGTATTGTAAAGCTTCATCAATTCTATCATCCAGTTGGTCGTCACTAGCATTGATTTCAATTACAGGTTTACCTAATGCTCTTAAAGCATATTGTTTTAATGTATCTCTACTACTTGGATTAGCCATATTATTATTTATCCTTATCCTAAAGCGACTGCTTGTGCGATTGCAAACGCTGTACTAGCTTTAGTATCAATCTGTGTTTGTATATTACTTGTAACTCCATCTGTATAATTTAATTCTGTAGCTGTAGCCGTAACTGCAACATTTTCATTAATTTTAGGACTAGTTAAAGTTTTATTTGTTAATGTTTTAGTAGTACCTGAAAATAGAGTATCTATTTGTCCTAATGTAACTCTACCCTCTGTGCCACCATCTGAAGCTAAAAGTAAATCACCTGTTGCTAATGTAGCACTTGTTAAATCATTAGCGCCATCAATATTTACTATTGCTTCGACAGCTCCAAACTCTAAAGCGTTTGCGCTACTATTAACTTTTAATACCTGTCCTGCACTACCGATAGATAATGATACGCCAAGACCACCATTTGCCAATGGTATCGTATCACTAGTTTGAAATTCTGCAAGACCTGTTACATTACTTCCTGTAAAGGTTGCTTTTACTGGAGTTTTATTTGCCATCTTATGCTACCACCAATGTTGTTACATCTGTACCATCTGCTTTTGTAAATGGTATGTGTAAATTGTTTAATATATCACTAATTGTTCCTGATGTTTGAAAATCAATATCAGAGGAACTACCGTCAGCTTTTAAAAATGGTAATTGTGCATTTGCAGCTGTACCAATTGTTACTGTGTCATTACTTGAATTACCTGTTATGGTAACTAAACCTGATTGTGCTAAAGTTAATGTGTCAGTTGCACTATCAGCTGCTACAACTGTTGAACCATCTGGCATTGTAATATTTTTAAATATATCACCGCCACCACCTGGTATTGTAATTGTTTTAGTTGCACCTGTACCTGTAGCAGTAACACCAGAACCAACAAAGTTTAATGTTGAAGCTGCTGTTGATAAAGAAGAGCCTTCTTCTTGTACAGTTAATTGAGCTGCACCTGCAATTGTTAATGTATCACCACTTAAACTTGTTGTAACTCCGCCACTACCTGTTATTTTTAAACTTTCACCAGCGTCTAGTGATGTTGTAGTTGAAGAATCATCAACAATTGTTAATAATGAACTTCCTGTTCCCTCAGCTAACTCTTTAACAATTATAACATCAGCATTTACTGGTGCTGTGCCAAAAGTTAATGTAGAACCTGAGTATGAAAAATCGGTAGTTGGTCTTTGAAAAACACCGTTAATAAAAACTAAAAATTGTGAAACTGATTTTCCACTAGATACTGTATAACCTGTTGTAGAACCATCTCCTGTAAATGCTCTTACAACACTTGAAGACATAAAAGTATTTTTGCCTTCAACTAATTCTTTAATAATTATAGATTCATTATTTACTGGTGCTGTACCAAAAGTTAAAGTTGTGGAAGATACAGTATAATCTGTTGTTGGCCGTTGATAGACACCATTTAAAAATACTAAAACATTTTCAACATCCGCACCACTTGTTACTGTATAACCTGTGGTAGAACCATCACCAGTATATGCTCTAACATCACCACTTAAAGGAGATGAAGAATCACCACCACTTGTGCCACCACCGATTTCTTTGATAGTACCTGCGTCATTGATATAAAACTTTTTGGCGCTAGTGTCGATTGCAACTTCACCATTACTAATATCACTAGTAGTAGGTGTACTTGTTCCTCGTTTTAACTTAATAACTGTCGCCATTAATAATCTCCTTTATTCAATTGACGACTAATTAAAATGTTCCGCCGTCAATACCTGTAACCGTTACTGCACCTGAACTTACTGTGAAGTTAGCTGAAGCGAATGAAGCCACACCTTTGTTTGAAGTTGTTGCTAATTCAGCAGCGATTGTTAATGTATCTCCAGAAACAGATGAATCAATACCTTCTCCACCAGATACAGTTAATGTATCGCCTAAATCTACTGCATTGGTTGTTCCACTATCAGCAGCTACAGAAATTGTAGAGTTTGATAATTTAGCATTTGTAATTGAACCTGCTAATTTAGAGGTTGCAATAGAACCTGCTAACATAGCATTTGTAATACCTGAAGCTTTAACTCTTATTGCGTCTGAACTTACTTCAATAGAACTGTCATCTACTGCAACATCAATTGTGTTACCAGTTTTTGTTAATGCGTTACCAGCACTAATTTGACCTGCACCTGAGAACTGTTGGAATGTAATATTGTCTGAACCAAATGTTGGTGTGCCATTGTGAGTTGCAACATAACCGTTATCAGCATTTGCTGTTCCTTCTTCAACAAAGAAGAAAGTACCACCAGTTAACTCAGCAGCTGTGTCTGCGTCAGGACTTCTTGTTAATACGAAAGCCGCTGAACCAGAACCTATTGTTGTTACTTTATAGATACCGTTTTGTACTGCACTTGCCTGGTCTTTAATTAGAACTCTGTCATTTGCTACAGCAGTAACACCGTCAATTGATAATGCACCGTTAGCGTCAGCAGTTAAAGTACCGTTACCGTTATTATAAGTTACGGCAGCTAAAGCACTTGCTGTTGCCATTCTAACACTTTCTTTTACATCTAGTCCGTTTGCAACACTATCCACATATGCTTTTGTAGCTGCGTCTTGAGCGCTTGATGGATTAGTTACATTAACAATTTTACTAGAGTTAACATCTACATCACCTGAACCGTTAGGGTCTAAAACTATATCGCCGTTTGAGTTAGTTGATGAAATTGTATTTGCGTCTAACTGTAAATTATCTACTTTTGCAATTGTAACTGGTGTTGTATTACCAACTGTACCGCCTTCAATTACTGGAGCAGTTAAAGTTTTATTTGTTAATGTTTGTGAAGCTGCTAGACCAACAAAACTCTCTGATTGTAAAGCAGTATTGAATTCTGCTAAACTACCTGTTAAAGTATTGTTTGCTAAATCAATTGATTTATTTGTAAGTGTATCAGTTGTTGCTTTACCTACAAGTGTATCTGTAGCCGCTGGTAATGTTACTGTAACATTTCCAGAGTATGCTGAGTGAGCAGCTGATTGTAACGCTGTGTAGTGTGCGTTTGAACTTTCACAATAAAATCTAACTGCTGAAGCAGTACCATCATTTTTTAATGATATTAAACCACTTGTTAAAGTAATTCTATCATTGCCACCCATTTTAATATCAATTTGGTCATCTGTGTCAGCTGTAATTGAAGTATTTTTATTTGCGTCTAAAAATAATTCAGTACCGTTCATGTCGATACCATTAAACACGGCGTCATTATCAAAACCAACTGTTAAAGTATCACTTGATAATGAAGTAACGATACCGTTACCACCTGTAATTTTTAAAGTTTCTGTAAGTAAGTTAATTGTCGTTGAAGTGGAACTTTCATCAACTAAAGTAAGATTCGTTGCTGGAGCTGCAAACGATAAATTACCTGAACCGTCAGTTGTCAACACATGGCCATCTGAACCATCTGCACCTGGTAATGTTAATGCTAAATTTGAACTTACTGCATTTGGTGATTTAAGAGAAACGAAGTTTGAACCGTTATTTGTTCCTTCGTTAAATTTAAGTGTACCACCTACTGTTGCTGAATTACCTATGTTAATAGCACTAATAGCTGAGTTTGAATCTGCTGTTAAAGCTGAACTCGCCGTTAAAGTACCATCTACATGGTCTAATTTATCTACGAAATATTGACCGCCTATAACTGTTATATTATTAGCGTCACCGTTACCATCTACACCACCTTCACCAACAAAGAGTCTATCTCCGTTATTGGCTTGAGTACCAGTACCATATGTATAAGCTAATTCACCTAGTTTCAGCGTTGATGGAGCCGAAGCATTACTACTTCTTTTTATCTGTATTACTGTTGACATCTATTTGCTCCTAAAAATTGCCACCGTTAAATACTAGTGTTCCTGAAGTAGTATCCAACTCGTTTCTTGTTTTAAATTTATCTGAGGAGGCGTCATATTGTAATAAAGCACCATCTGTTAAAGTAGTTGAATCAACATCCGACAAACCTCTTAATCTATTCACATTTGTGATATTAATATTTGTGCTCGGAACTTGTACAGATACCTGTTGTGGTCCTGATGAAGTTGATGAGTTAATATTTGCTTTAACACCACCAGTTTGATTGATTACTGCTTTTACCATTAGCTCCCTCTCTCTTTGTAATATTTATAATGAAAAAGACTTGAGGAATAACTAAACTTTTGGATTTACAGTAATAATTCCTTCGATTACTCTGGTAACTGTACTATCTGCTGTTTTTGTGATATAAACATCATACACATATCTAGCTGGTGCGTCTAAATTAGCTGTTTGTGTATCTGTTAATTGTAATTCAACTACGCCTGTTGTAGGGTCACTTGCAAGTGCTGAGGTTATTGTTGTTGTAACAGAAGCGCCGTGTTGTTTGGCCATTTTTGCTTCTGTTGTATAACCTGTTAAATCAACGGCATTTCCATCTGAATTAGTTACAGTTACATCTGAACTAAAAGAAGCGCCTTGGTCTATTCTAAGATTTGCTACTGCCGCCATTGAATTGTTTTATTCCTTCTTGTATTTTTCCGTTATAAAAGTTTGTTAATACTTCTATCTTTTCCAACTCAATTTCATGTCGTACTTTTGATTGTTGAATTTCTTGTCGAGCAACTATGTAGTTTCTTAATTCTAAAGGTAGTTGTTCAGCTTCATATTCATTACCATCAATGGTTATCATATCTGCCATAATATATCCTTAATGTTATAGTTTTTTATTTTGTTTTTTGATTTCTGCAATCAATTTTGCTTTTGTAAATCGTTTGTCTAATTCGACACCAATTTTTCTACCAAGTTTTTCTAACTCGGCCTTTGTTTTCTTTTCTAAACCTTTTGTATCAATTTTTTTAACTTCATTTTTTAATACTAATGGTTTTACAAAAAAACTTTTAATTTTTTTCCATAACTTTTTCATAATTTTCCTCTATTAATTCTGATATTTATATCGTATTATTACGATACCTGAACCGCCAGCGTTTCCTAAAGATGTAGCATATCCACCACTACCGCCGCCTCCGCCGCCACCTGTATTAGCAGTACCAGCAGTAGAAATTGTTGTGTTACGAGAACCTGCTCCGCCACCGCCTGAGCCTCCAGTTCCCTCGATTGTACCATCTGTATCGGCACCTCCGCCGCCACCGCCACCTGCGTAAGTTACGGCTGAACCTGTTATTGAATTAGATGAACCATTACCGCCTGGTCCGCCTGTGTATGGATTAGGAGTTAAAGGCGCTGTATCATTTCCATTTGTGCCGGCTTGACTAGCGCCGCCACCACCTCCGCCTAAACCACCACCAACACCTGCCGGTTGTGAACCATTGCCTCCTGCATTTCCTTGAGATGGACTTACCGGTGGAGTATTTCCTGCTCCTCCGCTTCCGCCATAAGAACCTCCGCCACCTGAAGCGCCTGCATTTCCGTCAGTACCATTAGTAGAACCACCTTTAGCACCTCCTGATGAGGTAATTGTTGAAAAGATTGATTGTGCTCCATTTGTTCCAGTACCACTAGAACCTGGAGATGAACCTCCGCCACCTACTGTAATAGGATATGTTGTTACTGAAACTGGATGAGCACCAGCATTTGAATTTGGACTAGGAAAAGATGTTCTATAACCACCTGCTCCACCGCCACCGCCTAATAATCTTCCGCCAGCACCACCGCCACCAACAACAAGATAGTCAACATTTGAAGGACCTCCAAAAGGATTTCCTAACTGTGATACCACAAAATTTGAAGATGAATTAAATGTATGAACTTTAAAATCGCCTGTAGTTGAGGTTGTTCCGCCTGTTGCTTCTACATATTTTGGTGCTAAATCTGAAACATTTGATTCGTTAGTATATAACCAACCTTTTGTTGCGTCTACATAAACTAAAACAACACTTGCTCTTGTTGTGCTTAAAGCTGAATTGTTAGCATTACCTTGAATATTTGAACCATTACGAGCAATTGTTAAATTGTTTGTTTGAAAGGTAGCTGCATAATCTTTGATAGCAACATAATCACCTGCACTTGGAGAGGCAGGTAAAGTCATTGTAATTGCACCGCCAGTTGTGTTTACAAAATAACCTCTACCAGATACCATAGTTGTATTTGATGTTACAACTGATTGCCAATCAAAGGCTAATACTGAAGTAGAACCACCTAATGCTACGGCAGTACCATTTACTGTAATACTAGGATTTGCTAATTTATTATTTGCAATAGAACCGGCTAATTTTGCGTTTGTAATTGTACCGTCATTTATATCGGCAGCTACAACCGTGCCGTCAACTAATTTAGCTGCGTCAACTGAATTGTCTGCAAGACCTGATTTTGTTACTTTTGTTAATGCCATGTTTTTATCTCTTTATACTATTTATATTAGTTTTGGTACTTATATTTAATAATAACAAAGCCAGAACCACCTGTTCCTCCAGCAGAGTTGTTACCACCTCCACCAGCACCACCGCCTGTATTACCAGTACCGTTTGAACCTGTATTATTTAAAAGTCCACCTGCACCTCCGCCGTGTGTAACTGAACCTGCTGTTCCTACTGATAGTCTTAATCCTCCAGAACCACCACCTGCAACTGAACCTGAATTAGGAGCCATTGACCAATTTGGAGATACATCTAAACCTGCACCCCCAGCACCAGATGAAATACTTGGTGTAGGACTTCCGTTTGCACCTACTCCGCCTGCACCGCCGGCACCACCGCCTCCTGCTGAACCAACATTTGTTCCTGGACCAGGACCTGGAGCAGGACCATTTCCATTACCACCTGCATTACCTTGAGGTGGTGAAACTGGTGGAGTATTTCCTGAACCTGCATTAGCAGGTCCTTCAAAACCTCTACCTCCGCCGCCTGAGCCTCCATCGGCTCCACTTCCGTCTGGTCTTGTTGAACCATTTAAATTATAACCTGAACCTCCTCCGCCACCGCCGGCAGATGTGATTGTACTGAATATTGTATTTGAACCATTGTTACCTACTTGACCCTCATTTCCTGGAGCCGCACCTGAAGCGCCGCCAGCGCCTACTGTAATTGGATAAGTTTGAGCTGTAATTGTTAAACTTTCAGGAACAGATTGTCTTAAGCCTCCTGCACCAGCGCCACCAGCAGTACCATGACCTCCGCCACCACCGCCAGCAGTTACAATATAACCTACGGCTGTAGGATTACCTGCTGAACCAATTTTACTTACAACGAAGTTTGATGATGAGTTAAATGTGTGATATTTGTAATCACCAGATGTAGTAACTGTGCCACCTGTAGCAGTTATAAAATCACCACCTAAATCATCAACATTATGTTCGTCTGTAAATAACCAGCCTTTTGTTGCGTCAACATAAACTAATGTTACATTAGCACGATTTGTGGTAATTACACTATCAGCTGTGTTACCTTGAATTTTGTGTGAGTTTCTTGCAATTGTTAAATTATTTGTACCAAATGTTCCTGCGTAATCTTTTATTGAAATTGTATCGCCGATAGTCGCACTTGATGGTAATGTCATTGTAATTGCACCAGATGTAGTGTTTACAAAGTAACCACGATTTGCAACCATAGTTGTATTACTTGTTACAACTGATTGCCAACTAACATTAGCATTAGCAGAAATAGAAGCACCTAAATTTACAGAGGTGCCGTTAATTGTAAATGAAGAATTTGAAAGTTTTGCGTTAGCTATGGTAGAGTTGGCCAGTTTAGCACTAGTAAGTGTACTATCAGCAAACTCTGTGTTTTGAATAGTACCGTCTTCTATTTGACTCGTTGATACCGAGTTAGTTGCTAAACCGTCCTTTGGTAATTTTGTAAGTGCCATATATTTTTAATACCCTCTACCATATATTTATACTAAACTAAATGATAACGAAAACTTAGATTTATTAAAAAATCTTTATTTTCATTTTTGCCAATATAATGGTCTAGCTCTGAACTAAACAATATAAATTGGCCTTTTTTAATTGGCACTCTCCAACTCCAGCCTTTTCTTCTACCATCATTGTAGTTAAAAGTAACCGAAGTTTCTCTTTCACCTGATTGAATACAGTATAGACACGAAATATCTGGAGAACCATGTAAATCAAATGCGTCTAAATGATTATGAGTATTAATTTTCTCATTCTCAGTTTGTACAATACCTGCAACAGAATTAACAGGTGTAGGACATAATGTTTGACCATATTCTATTCGATAATGGTCTCTGA